TGGCAGGATTTACATACGCAACATTAACAACAGCAATTCAAAACTACACAGAAGTAGATGCTAATGTATTAACATCTACTATTACTGATCAGTTTATTGATAATGCTGAAATGAGAATATTAAGAGATGTGCCTCTTGATGCATATAAAAAACAATCTATTGGTAATTTAGTTACAGGACAAACAACAATTAATGTTCCCGCTAAAACTTTATTTGTCAAAGGTGTGCAAGTATACACTTCAACATCAGCTGCAACAGGAGCAAATACTTGGTTAGAAAAAAAAGATGAAACTTATTTACAAGAATATATTCCTTCTGAAACATCAACAGGAACACCAAAATACTATGCTATGTTTGGTGGTGCTACAGGCGTCTCAGATACGACTTCAGGACGATTGTTTCTAGCCCCGGCACCTAGTACTACATTTAAGTTTAAAATACACTATGAAGCCATCCCTGACGGTTTATCGGGGTCAAATACTACGACTTACATAAGCCAATACTTTGGAAATGGTTTATTATATGCATGTTTATGTGAAGCATATGGGTATTTAAAAGGCCCTCTAGATATGTTGACACTATACGAAAATAAGTATAAACAAGAACTAGACAAGTTTGGTATTGAACAACTTGGCAGACGTAAACGAGATGATTATACGGATGGCACAGTTAGAATAACTATACCTTCAACGTCACCTTAATAGGAGATTAAATTATGGCAATAACATCGGCAATATGTAATAGTTTTAAAGCAGAAGTTTTACAAGCTTTACACAATTTTACAGCGTCATCTGGAAACACATTTAAATTAGCTTTGTACACAAGTTCAGCAACTTTAAATAAGTCTACAACAGCTTATAGTGCAACAAACGAAATTTCTAACACGTCTGGATCTGCATATTCTGCGGGTGGTGCAACACTTACAAGCGTAACTCCAGCTTTATCAACAGACACAGCTTGTTGTGATTTTGCAGATGTTAGTTATACTTCGGCTTCATTTACAGCAAACGGTTGTTTAATTTATAATGATACAAACGGTGATAGAGCAGTTTGTGCAATTGCATTCGGTTCAGATAAAACTGTAACAAGTGGAACTTTTACAATTCAATTTCCAACAGCTGACGCATCAAACGCAATCATCAGGATAGCATAAGGAGGTAAATCCTTATGGCCAATTCTTGGAATGAATCAGGCACAACTTGGAGTACTAATCGTTGGGGAACAACTGACGAATTTACATTAGGTTGGGGTGCACAAGCATGGAATGATAGTGAATGGGGACAACTTAATAATGCTGTTATATCTCTTACAGGAGTTTCTTCTACTTCATCTATAGGTTCAGTAACAGTTTCAGCAGAAATAAATACAGGTTGGGGACAAGATGAATGGGGTGAAGAAAATTGGGGATCCTCAGGATTAACTTTTACACTTACAGCTCCACCAGAATTACAATCAAATGTTGGAGGAGATTTTAGTTGGGGTACTTTAGCTTGGAGTGGTAACTCTTGGGGTGGAGAATTTGTTTTAGAAGTAGCAGATGTAATGGGCTTAACAGGAATAAGTTCAACATCAACAGTTGGATCTTTATCTTTACAAATAGATGCTTCATTTGGTTTAACAGGAGTCTCTTCAACTTCAACAGTTGGTTCATTAAATCCTTCAGATCAAGTAATGGGCTTAACTGGTTTAAGTTCAACCTCTTCTGTAGGTGCAATTACACCGGCAGATGTAATGGGATTAACAGGTGTAAGTTCTACTTCAAATATAGGTAGTATTGAAATCTCAACAAATCCTCTTGTTGATTTAACTGGTCAAGCAATAACTTCTTCTACAGGCACATTAAACCCTGCAGATGTAATGGGATTAACAGGAGTATCAGCAACTACTTCTGTAGGATCTTTGTCATTTAATATTAGTGCTTCATTTACATTAGATGGACAATTAACAACGTCTAATGTAGCGTTATTTGGAACATCTTCAGGCTTTGGAATTCAAGCATATTCTGATGTTGACACAGGTTCAAATTCTTCGTATACAAGTGTTGCAACAGGATCCAATACAAGTTATAGTGACGTTGCATAACAGGAGATTATAAAATATGGCATCAACATATACACCACTCGGAATAGAACTTCAGGCTACTGGCGAAAACGCTGGAACGTGGGGAACTAAAACAAATACAAATTTAAGTATTTTTGAACAAATAGCTGGAGGATTTACTACTCAATCAATAGCAGGTGGTGCACAGACTACAGCTTTATCTGTATCTGATGGAGCAACTGGTGCAGTTCTATCTCATAGAATGATTGAGTTTACAGGTTCTATTACAGGAAACCAAGTTGTAACAATACCAAATGATGTTCAAACTTTTTATTATTTAAGAAATTCAACTACTAACGGAGCAGGTACTCCGACAGTACAATTTAAATATGCTACAGGTTCTGGTGATTCATTTACTTTCGCAGGAACTGACAAAGGCGATGCTGTTGTATTCGCAACTGCAAACGATGGAACTAATCCAGACATTTATACTTTACCAGCTGGTGATGTAACACTTACAGGGACACAAACTTTAACAAACAAAACATTAACGTCTCCTAAAATTGGAACTTCTATTTTAGATACTAACGGAAATGAATTAGCTTTATTAACGGCAACAAGTTCAGCTGTTAATGAAATTACATTAGCAAATGCTGCAACTGGAAATGGTCCAGTTATTTCTTCAACAGGTGAAACAAATGTTGATTTAAATTTAAACCCTAAAGGAACAGGAGTTCTTAAATCAGGAACAGCTGCAGTAAAAATTGCAGGTAAAGAAACTATATGGGTTCCAGCGGCAGCTATGTACGGACCAACAACTAATCCTGCAGATGGAGCACAAGTTGAAACAACAGCAGGAAGACCAGATTTAAAAGTATTTGATTTTGATGCTAGTACAAAACAATATACACAATTTACAATAGCCATGCCAAAATCATGGAATGAAGGAACATTAACTTATCAAGTTTATTGGTCTCCCTCTACTACTAATACAGGAAATGCTATTTTTGGTCTACAAGGTGTAGCGTGTGCAGATGGTGATACTATCGACGTTGCATATGGAACAGCGATAGAAGTTACAGATGCGGGAATCGGAACAGTTGAAGATCAACAAATTTCATCTGAAAGTAGTGCTATGACCGTTGCAGGTTCTCCTGCAGCAGGTGAGCAATCTTACTTTCAATTATACAGAGACGCAGCAGATGGTAGTGATACTTTTACTGGAGAATGTAGAGTTCTAGGTATTAAATTATTCTTTACTACTGACGCTGCTAACGACGCATAATAGGAGTTAAGCATGAGAGATAAATTAAATTTGCCTCTTACAGTAGAAGGTAAAAATATAAATAAAAAAACATCCACAAGAGGAAAATCTTTTGGTTACCAAGTTTTAGGATTTGGTTCTGGAGGAGAATCAGGGCCAGAATTTGTCGCTGCAACAGGTGGAACAATTACAACAGTAGGTGATTATAAAATTCATACTTTCACAGGACCAGGAACATTTACCGTTGAGAGCAAAGGAAGAGCTTCAGGATCAAATGTTGTAGATTATTTAGTTGTAGCAGGAGGCGGAGGCTCAGGCGGAGGACGATCAGGCGGATCAGGCGCAGGTGGTTTTAGAGAATCTGTTCCTAGCCCAGCAGCTTGGCCAGCAAGTCCAATAGCAAGTTCAGATGGAGGTTTAGGAGTTACTGTAGGAGATATTCCCATAACAGTAGGAGCCGGAGGATCTGGCGGAGGACCAGGCGGATATGGTCCACAAGAAAACGGAGCAAATTCAGTTTTTAGCACAATAACTTCAGCTGGAGGTGGTTTCGGAAACCAAGGAGTCGGCGCAGACGGCGGAAGTGGTGGCGGATCTAGTAGTGGTGGCGGAGATGCTGGCTCAGGAAACACACCCCCTGTAAGTCCACCTCAAGGAAATGACGGAGGACCAGGTGGACCATCAACAGCCCCTGCATATATGGCAGGTGGTGGTGGCGGAGCAACTGCCGCTGGCGGAAGTGCAAATCCGGGTCCAAGACTAGGTGGTGCAGGTGCAACAACAAGTATTAATAATAGCGCGACAACTTATGCTGGAGGCGGAGGCGGAGGAACATTTTTTGGTAACGCTCCAGGACCTGCAGCTGGCGGTTCAGGTGGCGGTGGTGCAGGATCAAATTCTCAAGGAACACCAGCAGGTACTCCTGGTTCAACAAATACTGGCGGCGGAGGCGGCGGATCTACAACAATTCCAGACGGCGGCGGAGGACCAGGTGGTAATGGTGGCTCAGGAATTGTTATTTTAAGGTATAAATTTCAATAGGTAATATTATGGCTCATTTTGCAAAAATTTCAGAAGATAACACAGTGTTAACTGTATTGTATGTTAATGATTCTGACGCTTCTACAGAAGAAGCAGGACAAAAACATTTAGAAAAACATAATCATTGGCCAGCTCATCTTTGGGTTCAAACTTCATACAACACGTTTGGTGGACAACATAAACAGGGTGGAACACCGTTTAGAGGAAACTATGCAGGTATAGGTTATACGTGGGATTCTGTTAATGAAATTTTTTGGGGTGTATCACCTTTTCCATCTTGGGTAAAAGACATACCTACTGCAACTTGGAAATCTCCAATTGGAGACCCGCCTGCGATCTCAGAAGAAATGACAGCAAATCAAGAATGTTATAAGTGGAATGAAAGTTCTCAGTCTTGGGATGTTGTTCTTATAGCTAACTTTGCTGTTTAATATCTTTTACATTCACTAGAGTGAAATTTTAAATCTTTTCCATCAGTTCTACTTATTGAACTAAAAAAAGTTATTAAAGTAAGTCTTTCTTTTTCATTTCTTTTACCAAAACTTTCAACTCCGTGATCAGAAGATCCATCAAAAAGAATCATTCTATTTTTAATTGATTTAAACTCTATGGTTTTTTCATAACTTTTATTGTTTTCTTTTAATGCTTTTTGAAACCTTGGAGAGTTTTGTTTTATTTTATTAAGATACGCCTCTTCTTTAACCTTTAAGTGATTAGGAATATTTTCTTTTAATCTTTTGTAAATACAAGTATTAGACTCATTGTCTGACAAATAAATAATAGAAGTAAATTCTGTTCCCATGTCTTGATGGATAAAACCTTTTGTTGAATATTTTTGTGGTTTAATTTTTTGAAAATATTGATTTGCACACCATATTAAATTTTTAACATCATTAGGATACAAACAAGCTACTATTTTTTTAGTTACATTTAAAAAAAAATCGTGATCTATTTCGTGTAAAGGTTTTGTTCTTTCTCCAGGATAGGTTCCATTAGTCTTATAAAATTTTAATGTTTTTGCAAAATCTAAAACAGAGTCTGGATTCTGGAAAAAGTTATCTATACAAAAATTAGGCCACAACATTAAACATAAGTATAGGTTATTTTTTTAATAAAATTTAAATATGAATTATTTTTATTTTTTATTCTATAAACTAAAGAAGATGGAAACATAATAAATTCTTCATTTTCTAAATTAACTTCCCAAGATCTATCTTTTCTTCTATTATCATCATAATAGATTTCAACTTTACAAGTAGAAGAATCTATCTCAACACCATACAATAAAACAAAATCAGCAGAGTTTCTTAAATCTAGTGGATCAACCTCTAAAAAAGATTTAGAGTTTTCTCCTTTTTCATAAAAGTTTCCGTTTATTTTTTTAGGAATTAAACTTTTTTTATGTTCTAAAAAGAAATATTCACTAATATATTTATTTAATTTATCAAAAGATATTGAAAACGGATATTCAAAATCTTGATAATATTGTGACAAAAATATATTTTTTACAAATTCTGACCTATTTATTTCAAATCCTTTTGGCATTTTAACTTTGCCTTTGTATAAATCTATTTCAGATAATATTTTTTTATTTATCATTATTTATATTTTTAAACCAAGCAGGAAGACCTAAGTGAGGTCTACCATCATATAGGTTTTGATCAGTAGGCGTTGACTTTATGTCATTGTAATGTAAAAAAACTTGTGCACATTCATTTCCATTAAAAGGTTCTCTCCAATGTTCTAATTGAGTTCCCTTATAAATTAACATATCTCCTGTTTTTAAATTTACTTTAACACCTTTCATATTTTCTTTTCCCGATGGTTCTAAATATATTGGCCAGTCATCACCACCAAGATTCATAGTTGTAGATATTTCACAACTAAACCTATCTTTATGTCTATGTAAGACATCACCTGATTTATATATTCTTGCATAAGAATAATTTGGTGTTAATTTTAATTTTGTTTTTTCTTCCATTAAAGGATGTAGTTTTAATAATAAAGTTTCCATTGTAATGTCTGCATAATGAGAATAAGTATTAGGTACTTGTTCATCATTCCACACCCCCCACTCGGTTGCAAAAGGAGAGATATACTTATGTTGAAAAAAAGTTTTTGTAACTTGTCTTTTCATAAGAAAATAATTATAGATAAAACCTGCAAGATCTTTGGATATTGCTTTTTTTATAATTAAATATTTTTTCTTTTTAAAACTCATATTTTTATTTGTAAGGGTTTCCAACACACCAATTAACTAAAGAATGTCTAGTGCCTTCTGTTACAGGAGTAACCCTATGCCATACAAAACTAGGAAAGACAACTAAAGATCCTTTAGATAATATTTCAGTGCAAGTTCTTATATTATCTTTTGTTTTCCTTGACCTATCGTTGAAATTAAATTGTAATTCTCCCCCTTTATAGTTATTGGGATCTGATAAAGAACAAGTTACAGAAAGTTTTCTAACTTTACCAAACATTTTTTTGTCTTTTTCATTATCATATGGTTTTTTAAAACCATCTACATGCCATCCGTAATGTTGGTTATGTCCGTATTCAGTAAATTGTACTTGTTCAGGTGTATCAACTTGATAATTCCATCCGGCTTCTTTATTTGCTTTTAATATAAAAGGAACAATCATGTTGTATATCCAATTTGAATCTAACCATATTACAGTAGCATCTCTAACTTTTTTTAATTTTCTTAATTTTTTATTATCGAGATTTGTATCTTTCATTCCTCCGGTAACAGCGATTTTAGGTTCATAAAATGTTTTAGCATAATTAATAACCTCATCACAAAATTTATGTGACAATGCATCTTTAAAATACCAGTAATAATTATCTAATATCATTTTATATTTATATTTAAAACAATTGTTATTCTATTTTTTTTAATAGATTTTTGAGGTAAAATTTCGTGTTCTAAAAGTCCAGGCATAAAAACAAAATCATTTTCTTTAACATTTAAAGTCCAGTTTTTATATATCCAAGCGTTTTCAACATCGGTATTGGATAACAAATTATATAAACGAGGACATAATATTTTAGTGTGGTTTGCATTAGGATTAGGATTTATAAGTCTTGTTGAAGTATGATTCTTCTCATCAAACTGAATATAATGAACTGCAGTAAAATCACTTTCATTATGGTTATGACTTCCTAAATATTGTGAATTACTTAAACAAGTATAATTTACTACATTAAAATTAAATTTAATATTTCTTTTAAATTCAAAAGTTTTAAGTATTTTTGTTATTAGTTTTGCATATACAGGAATTATTGTTTCATAATTTATTTTTTTAAAATTAAAGTTATCTTCATCCATAATGCTGTGATGTAAATTACCATGGATGGTGTGATTGTTTCTTTCATTTGAAAGTCTATAGTTATCTTCTATATCTTTTAGAATCTCTTTTTTATCAAACAAAGATGGTTTAATATTAGAGTGAACAATCGGAAACCCAAATAAGTTATATTTCTGTATTTTCATTTTTAAGTATTGCTTTTTTACAAAAATATATATAATAAATGTAGCTAGAAATCAATATGATAAAAGTTAATTTTCCCTATTGGGGCCCTCTTCTATTTAAAACCTCTATTAATAAGGTACAAATAAATCAGCTAAATAATTTATGCCTTAAAAATAAGGTAAAAAATAATAAAGCCACAGTTGCTCACATCGAAGAACAATACCAAATTAATAACATTAAATTTCAAGAAATATTAAAACCTCAATTACTTGCTTTTAATGAAACATACCATCAGTATTATTTAAAAAAAATTAATAGGTTAAATGCAACAACGGTTTGGGTTAATTTTATGAAAAAAGGAGAATTTAATCCTCTCCATATTCACGGTAATTGCAATTTCTCAAGTGTTTTATATTTAAAAATTCCAAAAAAAATTAAAGAAGAAAATAAAAAATTTATAGGAAAAGGAGCAGGCCCTGGTGCTATAGAATTTTTTTATGGAGAAGAAAATGAAAATGTAGTATCTTACTTTTCTCATTTTCCTGAAGAGGGAGATTTTTTTATTTTTCCAAAAATATTAAAACATATGGTAAATCCTTTTAAATCTGATGTAACAAGAGTTTCTATAGCGGCTAATTTTAAATCATTGTGAAAATAGTTGAAAAAAGTCTATGTAAATGATTTGATTCAAGAGCTAGAATGGACTATATTTCTGCCTAAAAACTAGTATAGTAGTATAATGTTACAAAAACTAAACTTTTTACCTGGATTCAATAAACAACTAACACCCACACAAGCTGAAGGCCAATGGGTTGATGGTGATAATGTTAGATTTAGATATAACACACCTGAAAAAATAGGTGGATGGCAACAACTTGGACCTGGTAAATTAACAGGTTCTGCAAGAGCTATGCATCATATTGTTAATAGGTCAGGAATTAAATTTTCAATTATTGGAACTAATAGAATATTGTACGCTTACTCAGGTGGTGTATTTTACGACATACATCCTATTAAATCTACAACAACACTTACAAATGCGTTTAGTACAACAAATGGTTCAGCTACAGTAACTATAACTTTTGCTACTGGTCATGGTCTTGCGCCTGGAGATATAATTTTATTAGATAATTTTACAGCAATAACTGGATCTAATTATTCTGCATCGGACTTTGATGATAAAAAATTTATGGTGACTTCAACGCCAACCAATACAACTATAACTATCACAATGCCTTCAAATGAATCTGGAGCTGGCGCTACAACATCTGGAGGTATTAGAGTTCAAATTTATTATCCAGTAGGACCCGCAGAGCAATTACCTGGATTTGGTTATGGACTTGGGTCTTGGGGAGGTGAAGCAGCTAATCCCTTAACGACAACTTTAAATGGTGGAATAGATGCTTCCACAACAACTATAGTTTTAACAAGCGTTGTTAACTTTCCGTCAACAGGTACAAATTTTATTAGAATAGGGACAGAAGATATTTCTTACACAGGTATATCTACAAACACGTTAACAGGCGTGACGCGAGGAACGAGAGGCACAACAGCCGCATCACACTCTAACGGTGCAACAATTACAAATACTTCAGACTTTGTAGCGTGGGGAGAAGCAGCATCTGGAGACTTAGTAATTGATCCAGGTATGTGGTCTGTTGATAATTTTGGAGATAAAATTATTGCACTTATACATAATGCACAAGTTTTTGAATGGGACTCAAATTTATCAAATGCTACAGCAACAAGAGCAACAATTATATCTGGAGCACCAACAGCGTCACGTGACATGTTAGTATCTACACCGGATAGACACTTAGTATTTTATGGAACAGAAACAACGATCGGTGATCCATCAACACAAGACGATATGTTTATTAGATTTTCTGATCAAGAAAATATTAATTCATACACGCCCACAGCAACCAATACAGCTGGTACACAAAGACTTGCAGATGGATCTAGAATTATAGGAGCTGTTAGAGGTAGAGATGCAATTTATGTTTGGACAGACACATCATTATTTACAATGCGTTTTATTGGTCCACCTTTTACATTTGGTTTTGCACAAGTAGGTACAAACTGTGGATTGATTGGTATGAATGCAGCATTAGAAGTAGATGGCGCTGCGTATTGGTTATCAGAAAATGGTTTTTTTAGATACTCTGGTAATCTAGAAACAATGACATGTTTGGTAGAAGATTTTGTATTTGATGATATTAACACGACAGCTAATCAACTTGTAAATGCTGGTTTAAATAATTTGTTTGGTGAAATTACTTGGTTTTATTGTTCATCAGGATCTACTGTTGTAAACAGATCTGTAACTTATAATTATATGGAATCTTCTCCACAAAGACCAATATGGACAACAGGTTCTTTAGCTAGAACAACATGGCAGGACTCTTCTGTATTTGGTAAACCACATGCTACAGACTATGACGCTGACTCAAACACATCTTATGATGTTGTTGGCAACACAGATGGTTGCACCATATATTACGAACACGAAACAGGAACGGATCAAGTAACTTCTTCTGCGACAACTACTGTAGCTGCTAATATAGAATCTGGAGATTTTGATATTACTAGAGGCCAGGGTGGAGGAGCTGATCTTAGAGGAGATGGAGAATTTATTATGAAGATAAGAAGATTTATACCAGACTTTTTATCTCAAACAGGGAACACACAAGTGACTTTAAATTTAAGAAATTACTCAAACAGTTCACAAGCAAGCTCACCACTTGGACCTTTTACAATTACCTCATCAACAACTAAGGTAGATACAAGAGCTAGAGCTAGATCAGTAGCATTAAAGGTAGCAAATACAGGTTCATCTCAAGATTGGAAATTAGGAAGTTTTAGGTTAGATATACAAGCAGACGGAAGAAGATAATGGCAAAAATAGTATTAGCATTCACAAGACCTAGTAAAGAATACAGTCAGCCAGTAGCTGATGCTTTGATTAGAGATCTTGACGGATTAGTACAAAAATTAAATTCTACGTTTCAACAAGATTTAAAAGAAGAAACACAAAGATTAACTTGGTTTAGTACAGGGGGAAATAGTGGCTAATAGATATAAGAATGCACAATTTGATTTAAACTCAACTGACAAGACTGACATTTATACTTGTCCATCTAACTCAAGAGCTATTGTACAAAATATACATACAGCTAATGTTGGTGGTGGTAACGTTGAAATAAAAGCTTTTATATATGATAACTCTGCAACGACTAGTTTTCAATTTGCAGAACACACTGTAAATAGTGGTAACTCAAAGTCAATAGCTGACGGAACTATTATATTAGAAGAAAGTGACAAACTACAACTGCAAGCAGCTACGGCTGATATCTTTGAAGGTACAGTTGCAATATTAGAATTTGATAGAACATAGGAGGAAAAATGACAGATAAAACAGTAAACGTAGGTGGTAAAGAAATACCTTTAATAGAGCCAGCAGAAGTAATTACAACAATAAAAAACAAGAAAACAGGCGAAATATACAAGAACGAAGAAGAGTTAAAGGCAGCTAATGTAGCTTCAGAAGACGTACAAAGAGATGTATTAGTTAAGATGCCAAAGCTTGATTTGTTTAGTAAAACAAAGTAAAGTATGTATTCAGGTTTTCCCTGCTTACTAATTAATTAATTATGACAATATCTAGAGGACAGATGAACAGACAATTATACATGGGTGGCGGTATTATGGACGCCATGCCAAGAGAACAATTTGGTATAGGTAGCTTTGTAAAGAAAGCTGTTAAAAAAGTTACAGGCGCTGTTAAAGATGTTGCAAGCTCTGATATAGGTAAAGCTGCGTTATTAGCAGGAGCTGGTATGTATGCGGGAGGCTTAGGTCCTTTTGCTTCAGGTAGTTCTATGTTCGGAGGCAGATTAGCTGGAATGGCAGGATCAGGTTTTTTATCAGGAGCAGGTAGTTCTCTTTTTACTGGAGCAGGTAAAATGCTTTCTAAAAAAGGTATTCAAGGTGCTTTAGTTAAAGGTGGTGCTTTAGCTGGACTAACTGGTTTTTTAACTAGTCAATACGGAATACCAGAAGAAGAACAAGAAGAACTTTTATCTGACCCATCTGAAAAAGAAAAATATTTAAGAATGTATTACACAAATTTAAATCCTAATGCAGGATCTGATGAAATAGAAACTTTTGTTAGAGACAATGCTGCTATGGGTGGTAGAATAGGTTATGCTTTAGGTGGTAATGAATTACCTCCTGATCCAACAACACCTGTAAACCCTTTTAAACCAAAACCAATAGGACCGGTATTACCTAATAAAGCAGAAAATGTATTAAGTTTTGAAGAATTTGTTGAAAGTAGACAAAAGTTTATGAAACAAGAAAGTATAGAAAAATTAATGCAAGAGTATGATAGATATTTAAAAGACCTTAAAATGAATCAATTAAGAGATATGGTTGCTGGTGGAGGTATTATGAACAGAGCTGGATACGCGTTAGGCGACACTGCAAGCCAAAATGCTATGCAAGCAGCGGGCATCGAGGGGCTACCTATTAGAGAAAACCCTAAAGGTGTAAAAGAATTAGATTTAAGAGATAATGGTGGATTTATACCACCTGTTGGTATAAAAGAAAAAGAAGATGATATCCCAGCGATGTTATCTAATAATGAATTCGTATTTACAGCAGATGCTGTAAGAGGCATGGGCGACGGTGATATAGAACTAGGCGCTCAAAGAATGTACGATCAAATGAAAATGTTAGAAGAAGGCGGAAGAGTATAATGGCAACACAAGATTACGTACAACGTCCAGCACCCTTTATTGAAGCAGCAGGTCAAACTTATTTAGATGACCTTACAAAAGGTATTGGTGCTTTTAAACAAACAGATTTATCTAAAATTATGGGTCCACAGTTTATTGCTGGACCTAGTGCATTAACTACACAAGCTGAAGCGTTAGCACCTGGACTTGGTGGTTATCAACCTTTCTTAAATGAAGCAGCGGCAGCGCAAACAAGAGCTGCAGGTTTATCGAGCCCCACTGCTTATCAAGCTTATATGTCTCCATATCAACAAGATATTATTGATACAACATTAGCAGAATTTGATGTACAAGCACAAAAAGGTTTACCAGGATTAGCAGCTCAAGCTATCGGCGCTGGAGCTTTTGGTGGAGGACGAGAAGGTGTACAAAGAGCAGAGTATCAAGCAGCATCAGATAGAAACAGAGCAGCATTACAAGCTCAGTTATTAGGTCAAGGTTTTTCTCAAGCACAAAATTTAGCAGGTCAAGCTTTCCAACAACAACAAGCATTAGGCGCTGGTCAATTAGGGTTAGCACAACAATCACCTGCATTATTAGGTCAACAGATTTCAGCACTAACAGGTTTAGGCGCTCAACAACAAGACAGAGCGCAACAAACATTATCTGCTCAACAACAACTAGCATCTAGACAAGCATTACAACCATTAGAAGCAGCGCAACAATATGGTGCTGGAGTTACAAGTTTAATTTCAGGTTATCCTGGTAGAGAAGTTATTACAGCTGCAGCACCGGCTCCTTCTTCATTAGCTACAGGACTTGGAACTGCATCAACGTTGGCAGGTATTTATAGATTAATACAGGGAAGTAAATAATGAGTAGAATATTAAAAAGACCAATGTTTAGAAAAGGCGGAGAAGTTATGGAAGGTATCATGACGGGTATCAAGCCTAGACAAAATTATCAAAATGGTGCATTAGCGAAAGCACAAAATTATAAAAATATTTTAAGAGCTGCTACTCAAGGAGCTAGCACAGGTCCAGATGCTCTTACACAATTTTTACTTCGAACAGGTCAAAATTTAATTGGAGGACAA